ATTTAACAAATTATTTTTATTAAAATGCATAAGATCCATAAAATAGACTAACATATTGTTTCTATGGATCAAGAGTTGTTCTGTAACGGTCTCAGGAATACCTGTAAGATTACAATCTGGTGGTAGATAACTGCTTATCTTTTCTAGTTCCATAAGTTTGTCTAATTTAGCAATATTAGAAGTATCATCAGTAGTATTCATAACATTTAAAGAGAACACAACTTTATTGTACTCGTGTTCGGGCACAATGAGTTTACGTGTAACTTTATTGGTGGTTGTGTCTGTATAGAAGGAGATGTTGTATTTGACATTGTTGTAGTATGGATTGTACAATTTGTTGGACAACATATGATCTTCAGGTTCAAAATCTAAGACAGAACTTAATGTGTGTTGTTTTACAGGGTCTTCATTCATACCCATATAGATGTCAAAGATCTTGTTGAATAACAATACAAAGAACAGACCAAAGAAGCAATATTTGAGTATTTTCTTAATTTTACTTGTGATACCATCTGCTTGATCCTCGGGAAACACAAACTCTGGATCGAATTTGAAGTCATCTTCGAGTACTGATTCATCTTCTTGTAGACCTTCCCAAGTGACTGATTCGTCATCTGTATCACTATCCGAATTTTCAATAAGTTGATCGCTTTCATCAAAAAACTCTTGAAAGAAATTGAAAGGATTCCTAATAAATTGGTGTCCCATAGATTGTTGTTCTTCATCTTTATGACTGTTTTGACTTGAAACACTACCATTATTTGTAACACTACTGTTACCACTGTTACCACTGTTACTTTGTTCAAATTTTGCATCAAAAGCACCATCTATTACACCTTCAACTTCTTGTTGAATTCCTTGAGATCTTCTAGCAGCACCACCTTGTTGAGCACCGTCTTTTGTTGTTTTCTCATTATTAATTTCTTCAAAAACATCATTGTTTGCAAAGAGTTCTATGAACGCATAAGAGGGCAAGGAATCGTTCACAAATTTAACTAAATTAAATAATGATCCCTGTTGTGCTAAGATATTATGTATCAATGACTTGGTGGTTATATCCTTTTTGAATTTGAGGTTTTTAAAATTTGTATTAAACGAGTTATATTTTTCATTTGATTCAAAGAAACTATGTATAACATAAATTTTGTCACTTAATAATTTGCATTGAAGTTTAAAGATTTGTTTTTGTTCTTGTGTGAATTTCTTTACTTCTTTAGTTTCTTCAGTAGATACAGTTTGTGTATTTTCAGTTACAACGGATTGCTCTTGACTACACACCACAGGACACTGTTCTTTATTCTCATTACATTGTGACTGACACAAATCTTTTAAATTTGTACATTCATTGGTATTTTCAACGATGGTAGTACCATTTATTGTTAATTTACCATCACTATTAATTTTACAAACACCTAGACCACCAGTCATATTCTTTTCTTTGATGGGGATAATAGGAGACCATATGTCGTTTTGACGACGAATATAATAGAAGTTTGATAAAGGTTTGGTGTTAGGTTCGATGACTTGTATTTTGTTTTTGAAGAGCATTTGGATGGTGCCGTGTTTTTTTTCTTGTGCCTTGAATTTCTGGATATACATTTTTGCTTGAGTAGAATCGAGACCATGCTTGTCTTTCATAAGTTTGTTGTGATATTTACTAGCATACATTGCTTCATAAATATTGTTTACGGTGTGAGTATGGTAAGCACCGAATTGTTTATTTGAATACTTACGAAGTTTCATATTATTTATTTAATTATTTAAATATTTTATTATAAATAATGCTTTACGATACATTCAAAGGATTTATCATTAAGCACCCTAAATTCTTTGTTATTAATTGTCTATTAATGTTATTGGTACCAATAAATGAGGTGTTTCTGTCCAGACTGTACGGGAGATTATTCGATGCAATCCAGAAGAACACATTCACTCTCAATCACTTTTATATAATTCTGGGAACAATGATGTTTTTACAATTAGGTTTTGCATACAGTGATTATTTCAACTCCAAACAAATGACAGAATTCCAACAATACTGTAAAACACGATTTGTAAACATCGTGTTTGATAGATTTGAAAAGAACAAGATAGAACCCAATCCAAGTGACGTTGTTGGGAAGATACTCCGTACACAACACATCTTAGCAGACTGGTACTCAAAGATCTTTAGTTGGTTAATTCCTATATCGTTACAGTTGTTGATAACAGTTGTTTATCTTTTAAGCATAGACGTACAATTAGGTGTTTATCTCGCATTACTTATAGGTATATTTGCAGTATTTTTGTTAAATAGTACTAACTTTTGTAATAACAACAATAGTTTAATGGATAAACAATTAACTAAATTACACGATGATATGACGGACATAATAACGAACTATATATCGGTACACAAAGAACAGAGTTTACCTTTAGAACAAAATATGTTAAATCAAGATTTTAAGAAGTACCAAAAGTCTCATAACGAGACGATAATGTGTACAATCAAATATCGATTGTTCTTATCCTCCATTATCATAATTTTCCTAACGATGTTTGTTAAAAGATGTTATAATATATTGAAGATCAACAAGATACAAAAAGCAGTATTTTATTCTGTATTTATGATATTGGCGAATTTGATCAGTAATATGGTATATATGATAGATATGCACAGAGATATGATATTTGATTGGGGTTTGATCAAGAATTCTGGATTTGACGATATAGATAAGTTACCGGTGATTGAGTATGATTGTAACGAAGCTAAGTATGATAATAATGTTGTATTGGAAATACGAGATGTGTACTTTAAGTATCCAAATAAGAAACATTACACATTGGAGAAACTGAATCTAAAAGTCAAAGCAAAAGAGAGGTTAGCAATAACAGGTCACATAGGGAGTGGCAAATCAACACTGATGCGTTTAATACTCAAACTTAACTATCCAACAAGAGGAAACATCATACTAAAACAGAAATGTATATATGATATGTCAGTAAAAGAATACTTCAAAATAGTTGGATTTATGCCACAAAATTGTTTACTCTTTAAACGAAGTATAATGGAGAACATTATGTATGATAATAAGAACATCACAGAAAAAGATATAATGGATACTATCAAACGGTATGATTTGATGAAGCATTTTAAGAACGGTCTTGGTGTAGGGACAGATAGTTTATCAGGAGGTCAGAGACAGTTGGTATGGTTTTTGCGTATATATTTTAAGAATCCAGAGGTGATATTGTTGGACGAACCTACAGCATCTTTAGATAAAGAAACCAAAGACCTGTTTATTTATTTGATGAACACACTTCTTAAAGAAAAGACAATCATTATCATTACACACGATAGTTATATGCTAGAACACGTAACTAGAGTCGAAGACGTTAATCTACTTCAAATCAAAAATTAATAAGATATTTAGAAACATCAGTTTTGTTGTTATTATTTGTGTAAAATTCTTTGTCATTTTACACAAATAATTATGCTGGGAAAACGGATCTAAATGCGTGATGGAAACTGGCATAAACGGTTGATAGGGAACAAATAAGTATAGCATAGAATAACCACATTTTTAATTAATTAAATTAAAAAAGTTTTTGGCAAAAAAATGGAATAGGAAATAAAAAGTATAGAATTATAAATATGAGATCATTGAGTTTGAAGAGTATCAAAGAGGAGAATTTCACGGAGCCTACATCAAAAAAGAAGATGAACAAGCAACAAATCTTTGAGAAGTCATATATTGAACTATTGGAGATATTGGATGACAAAATCAATTTGTCAAATATTGTCAATGTAATTACACGGTGTGTGGAGATAGTGGATCGATATAAACAACTGACAGGTGTTGAAAAGAAAATGATGGTTATCAAGATGATAACCACATTGATTGACAAACACGAAACAGACGAAACCATTAAAAAATCCTTAATAGATTTGTTGAATTCTGTAGGTGTATCAGTAATTGATACTATCATCTATGCAGCAAAAGGTAAATTAGCCATAGATTTGAAAAAATGGAGTAAAGTGTTGAAAATGATCAAGTGTTGTTCTTGATATCTTGAGCTAATTCGTTAACTTCGTCCCAAAGATAGTCACATAGAGGTTTGTTGTTTTTGTAGTTGGTGGATTCTACATCACAATACATTAGAGCATATTTAAGTTTTTTACGTAATGCTTCTTTTTTTGGTGGAATCTTGATGGTTTTCTTGGGAGCGTTGTTGTTGAGAGAACAATAAACAGGATTCAATAGTCTATATGAAGTGGATATCATAATTGTATCTTATACATAAATTACACTTTAAATCAGAAACCTATTATTTAATTTTTGAGATAGATGCGTAACGGAGTGTTGATGAGGAGGGATTTTTTATCTTGGAGGAATGAACGATATTTCTTGTCCCATACACTTGTCCATTCATCTTTTTTGGAATAATTAGATAATTTGACTATATAGTTACTAGAAGATATATACGGTTTGTATGAAGTGATTCCCTTACTGGTGTAACACACCATATCGTAAACATTCTGTATCATCACCCAGTCGTAACTATCAATGGCGAATTCTAAAAACCACTTATACACATCATCAGGTTTAATTTCACTGAGTACCATAAAATTACCCATTATCATCAATCGTTCAATATGATGTAAATAAGCACTATCGAATGCTTTAATAATACACTTGTCAACCGGTTCAACACCAAGTGTCCCATCATACCATTCCTTTTCTAAAGAATTATTTAATTCTAAATAATTTGTAGAAGTCAAATCCTCATAATAATAAATGTAACAGTAACGTTGATACTCTCGCCAACAGAGTTGTCTAAAATATCCCTCCAAACTATTTATCGGAGTATTCTTCAATCTACGCAACTCCTCAACAACATCATCCGGATTCAATAATCCTATGTTTAACGACGCTGACAACATCGAATGAAACATATTATCGTGATCCTTATTTATCGAATCCTGATATGGACCGAAATTATCAAGGTTTTTGTTGATAAAAAACCTTAACCATTTCATAGAGTGATTTTTATGGATAGGGAAAATGAAGTTGTTAGTGTTGCCGTGGTTGTTTGGAAAATGTTTGTTGACGTAGCTTGTAGCACTTATGATGTATCTGTTGTTTTGTTGAATAGGTTTGTTGTGAATTGGAAGATTATCGTTATAAGACAATCTGTTTTCTTTGTCTTTTGAATTGGTATTTTGTAGAAATTGTATTTTTTCTTTGCATAATGGATAGAAATAGGATGTAAAGTTGATTCTTTTAGATTTTTTGTTGTTGTATATTTCTTCGTAATCTTGTTTAGATAATAAGAAGTTAGGACTTTCGATCATCAATGACGGATCAAAATTGTCAATACGATTGATAGGATCAAAATACGAGAACCCTTTTGGATTGAAGTTGCTTGAAAAATTAATATACCTCAATTTATCTAATTTTAAACTCTTTAATACATCATTATAATACTTTTTCATAGAAGATCTATGTAAAATTAACTTCTTCTTATTGAAATTAAATTTCGTAAAGAAATCTGGATGCTCCCATAAAACAATCTCGTTAATTCCCTTTGGAAAGTATTTTTTATCAAATAACTGATTAGGAAGTATTAATAACTTCATTATTATTTGATAAGATAAGAAAAACAAATAGAATTTAATCAAGTGTATAATTTTTATGTTTCAAACGTTTTCATCTCACTTCTTGGAGGACTTTTCGAGCTTGGCTTTTTGTTTTTGCCACTCCTTAGCACCCATACTCATAAGATCCTTCTTATCAATGTCAGGGTACTTTTGACGAAGCTCCTTGATCATATCCTTCATAAAAAGATTGTAAGCAGTGGGTGCACGCTTCTTCTTAGGTGCAGCCTTGGTGGTGCCCATAAGTTCGGCCTTAGACGACATACTGGCAAGCATCTCACTCAGTTGTGTCTTTTGATCATCCTTAAGAGTAATGGTGGTATTCACCTTCTCTAGTAGTTCCTTGTTATATTCCTCAAGGAACTTGCCGAAGTGCTTCACGAATTTTTGGTAAGAAGTAGAGTTCATTGTTTGTTTTTATAATTAATGTAAACTTACTTTTAAATCTTTTTTATTATAAAATGGTTAATTTATCAAAATTGTTTTCTTTCAAGAAGGTGAATGTTTATATCAACTTTATAGTAGTCATTTTCTTAATAATATTTCTAAGACCTAACAAAGAAAATATATATACAATTCGAAATACAGATTATCATACACATTGTGTTAAAGAAACGAAAATATATGAAGAGAGTGAGTATATAGATTTATCATTGAATGCGACAAGGTCACACAATCACGAGGTGGAACCGGAGTATCGTATTATGGGACACTCTCACGAAACAAACACTCCAAAACCACCGAAACTTAAAAAAGTGAGATTCGCTGACCAAGAAAACCTCTATCAAGCAAAATATGACATACATTTATTGTACATAATCAAGGGATTAGTTGTAATTGCTGTTATAATGAGTACGATAATATTTAATGTGTTGTTTTAGTGACGATTGATAGTGATTTTGTTGTTATTATCAACAACATCTGGTTTATAAACATCGATAAGGTTTTTAGTATTAGCTGTGTAGTTTTCTATAATGTGGTTAGATAAGATAGGAGATTCGGTAACAAGTCTATCGTATTCGTTTTTAGCCCAAGACACGAAAGTTGAAGGGTCTTGTCTATTACATTTTGATAAACTGAGTTCGAGGAGTATTTTGCGATGGAAACAACCGAAAGATCTACCAAATTGTTTGTGTGAGAGAGCGAGTTCATCGGGTTTGATATATTTTGATAGGCCAGTGAGGAATGCTGTGATCAAATTCACAGTTCCTGCAGCATACATCCAATAAATGTGGTCATCGTATCCTATTGCACTGAAAGTTGATACACTTGTTATCGTAGTTAAAAAGATAATAGGAATAGAAAAACGATGAGACACAATATTCCAATATCTCGAATTGGACATATGTAAGTCACGATATCCTGCGGCCTTTTCACCCCACATTCTCAATATGTCTTCAAGATTATCTGTCCAAACATCTATACCTGATAATTTAGTATCCAATATATCAAGTTTAAGATCTTCATCTACAGACATTATTTACAATATATTACTATAAATAATTTTGCCACATCTTCATATTTTTACTGTAGTTGTCCAACATAGTCTTGAAGACATCAGTTTTGTTTTTACATCTTTTTTCAAAGATATCAAGAAGAGGTTTGAGAAATGTACTGAAGAAGTATATAGTGTCTTCCGCTAGTTCTTTTAACGACCCATTTAATATAGTTGATTCAGTTTCATTTTGTATATTGAAAACCCAATAAATATGTGTTTTAGTACACCTCATTATATGAGATAAGTCAGCAATTTTTAAAATCAGTATCATCATCGTCAACACGTTATCTTTATTCTCTAAAGTACTTGAATATTTTGAATGCAAATTTAAGTCAGTTGATAAAATCAAAGATTCGATGTTGTGATTAATGTATAATGTATCATTAAGTGTTAATGATTTAACACGAAAGAAAGTACTTATATGTTTAGTAGTTATAGATATTGTTTGTGCAATGTGAATTCTTTCGTTAAATGACTCCATTGTGTGTATATCATTCAACAAATCGTACGAATCCGTCCTATTGTTTAAAATAGTTTCGTAAAATTCTAGTGATTTACGAAGTCCACTATTTTCTTTCAAGAAATTAAGATATTCTTTGTTTGTTTTACCGATATGATTGATATCGTGACATATCGCACTAATCAAAAGTATTTTCTTTTCAAAAGATTTAACAGTTGTAACACAATTGAGTAAATAATATGTTACTTCAAAGACTTCAAATGCATGTCTGAAATTATGAAAGTTATTGTTATCATAATAATTTTTTATTATATCATCAAAGAACAATCTAAGATCTTTAGATTTAAGTTTTTTATCAATATTCTTGAAGATTTCAATACCACGTCTTATAAGTATGTCTTTATCACACGATAGATGTTTTATTTCGAACATTTTTTAGATAATAATAATATGACTCGGTATATCTATATACACAGAAAGTTTTAATTGTTTCTTTATTAATTCTACAATTAACAATTTTAAATTTTTAATTTTACCAGAAAAGCCGGATCTAATATATTGAATTATGCAATCATCAAATTCATAAATAAGTATTTTTATCCAAAGTTCATTACAATCATTCCCAAATCTCATTATATTGTTTCTCCCTAAACAGTCATCATTGAAAGATACAGTTATAATAGATGTTCTTTTACGAACCAACGATATCTTAATAGTACCACTGTGTTTTGTTATAAAAAAAGTAAAGGCAAGACCTATCTTGTCATTCTTTGTTATTACAAGTTCTTTTGATATACTTTTTTCGAACAATAACCTTTGCAAGGTAAAATGAGGTAATATCATAGTTATTATTTCCAATGCACATCTACGTTCTATGTTGTGTTTTATCGATTTGAATGCCAAAAGTTGTAGATCGAAATTAACTAAATTTGGAAAACTGTCCATATATAAACAAATTGTATAAAAGTTAAAATATAATAAGACTTAAAAATGATCCAATCCATGAACATATTTGTCAATAGTGACTCTACAAACGAACTTCTAAATATATGTTACACTTTACAAAGAAATGAATCAATCTTAGATTTTAGACAATATGGAAGTGGTGTTCAAATAAAATTCGAAGAACAACACACTAATCACATCAAAAATACAATAACAAATCATCTACAAACAAAAATCATTTTCAATTAAATATGTTATCGTCTTGAAACAATCTCTTTCGCGATCTTAACATCCAATCCACTATCGACCATCTCGAAAATAATAAATTATGTCCCGAAAAAACATAATATTTTACGTTGTTTTACATACTTTGATGTGTTAGAGACGAGAGTGGTAATATGTGGACAGGATCCGTATCATACGGAAGGCTTACAACTGTTAACTATTTTACTATGTAAAACTATCATATAACTTTCAATAAGTTAATATTGTTGTCATTTTGAAAGTAATTTAAAGATAATTTGTTAATAGTAATATGTAGTTCATACTACCAATTAGTTCTTATCTAAAGAACTAATTTAACAAAGTTTAATACTTTGGAACTTATTAAGTTCGATAACCAAGAACTTGATTTTTACGAATCAACGATTCGTAGGGTAG